AGGCAGGCATGGTCTGGCATGGCCCGGTCGGGCAAGGCGCGGTCCGGCAAGGCAGGCGAGGCAGGGCTGGGCGCGGTCTGACCTGGCTCGGCCGGGTTCGGCAAGGCAGGCGGCGTGTGGCTCGGCGTGGTAAGGCAACGCTCGGCACGGTCCGGCTCTACTGGGCAGGGTTAGGCAAGCGTGATGCTTGAGTCCGCAATCGAGGCTTCCGCGGTTAAGAAGGCTCGTCGGGCAGGCTGGCGGTCAGTTAAAATCGGTTTTTCCGGTCTACCTGATCGCCAGTTCTTCCAACGTCGTATCTATATTTGGATCGAATTTAAGAGGCCGGGAAATGGGCTTTCACCACTCCAGAGGGTCAAGTTCGCCGAACTGGAGGCGGCCGGCGAACTGGCTTACGTCGCGCGATCGGCTGACGAGTGCATGGGATACCTCAATGAACATTCATGGTGGCTGAACGACCACGGACTATGAGATCATCTCTTCTCCTCGGGGACTATCAACACGAAGGTATTGATTTTCTTACGGGAGTGCCGTTCGCGGCGCTCTGGTTAGACCTCGGACTCGGAAAGACCATCATTGCGCTGACCGCGCTTCTCCGGCTGATCGAGTGGGGTGAGGTTCACCGGGCGCTGATCGTCGCGCCTTTGCGAGTGGCGGCCCAGACGTGGCCGACCGAGATCGAGGCCTGGTCTCACATCGCCGGTACCCCATGGACTTTGATCAGGCCGAGCCCGGACGATCCAGAGGTGGCGTTGGCCCGCGCCACCTCAAAGGCCGCCGTGCGCCGGCTGGGCATGGGCAGCGCGGCGGCCACGCGGATCAGCGAGAGAGCAGCGACCCGAGCCGAGGAGCGGGTCAGGGAGCGACTGTTGCGCGAGGAGACGCCCATTCACATTATTTCCCGAGAGCAATTCGCGTGGTTAGTTCGCAAGTGGGGCTCACGGTGGCCCTACGATATCGTGATCTATGACGAGGCTGGTGGGCTCCGGGACCACACCACGCAACGCGTCCACGCTTTGATGCACGTCCGCAAGAACCCCGTTCTGAAACGGTTGTGGGAGCTAACCGGCTCTCCGGCGCCCGAGGGGTATCAAGGTCTGTTCTCCCAAATTTATCTGCTTGATCAAGGCGAGCGGTTCGGCCGGAGCATTGGCCGGTTTCGCGCGATGTATTTCGACTACAACAAATACAGATATAATTACAGCCTCAAGCCCTGGGCTAAAGACCGGATCATCGATAAACTCAAGGGCATCACACTCGTGATGAAAGCCGAAGACTACCTTCCGGTGAACCATCCTGTTTATGTCGACCGGGTTGTGGAACTAAGTTCCGATGAACTGGACACCTACCAGACTCTTGAGGAGGAGTTTGTTGCCTCGATACCGTCGGGCCACGAGATCGTGGCTGACACGGCCGGGGCTCTGGCCCAGAAGTTACTTCAATACGCGAGCGGCGCGGTGTATGATAAAGAGCGGGGCGTGCATTGGGTGCATGATCACAAGATCAATGAGCTTCGCGACATTATCGAAGAGGCTCAGGGCCAAGCGGTCCTCGTGGCCTACTGGTACCAACCGTCACTTCGGCGTCTCAAACAGGCCTTTCCGCAAGGGAAACAGATCGACAAGGCCGGCAAACTGGAGGCCGACTGGAGCGCCGGCAAGATTCCGCTGATGTTCATCCACCCCGCCAGCGCGGGGCACGGCCTCAACCTCCAGTACGGCGGGCACATTCTCGTTTATTTTGACATACCCTATTCCTGGGAGTACTATTCTCAGACCGTGGGACGCATCGCCCGGCAAGGTCAGGTGTTCGTCCCCAGAGTTTTCCACATATGCGCGCGGGGTACGGTCGACGTGGGGATAGTTCCGATCCTAAGGGCTAAAGGTGATGTCCAGGACTACCTTTTTCGCCGGCTTAAACGGTTGAGGAAACCTTTTGAGGGAAGGATCGCGGCATGAGTGGAGCCTGGCGGCTGATCCAGGAGAAGGACAAAGCCGAGGTGGTGTTCCTGGGCCAGAGCCGATCCCGCGTCATGGCCATGGGCTTCTGGCACGGCGGGTGCTGGCGTCACCTCCACACCCTGGAGCCGGTTTGTTTCGAACCCACGCACTGTCAAAGCATACCTGATCCGCCTGAAGACGACTGACCATGCCGCCCCCCGTTAAGATCACACCCGAGGCGCGCGACATACTGCTTCGGGGCTGCACGGCCCGGCAGCTTGGTCAGATGTTCGCCCTGGCGACCACGACGGTGGAGGCCCGGGTCTCGCGGATCAAGCCGGTGGGCGAGCGGGGAGGTCTCCCAATCTATCGGGTGTACGACGCGGCCCCCCACCTCACGCGGCTGCCGGCTGACGTGGTCGAACGGGTGATCCGAACTAACCACGCCGACCTCCCGCCGCTCCTGAAGAAAGAGTACTGGCAAGGTCAACAGGCCCAGCTTCTGGTCAAAAAGACGCAAGGCGATCTGTGGGACACCCAGACCGTGATCGAGTACGTCGGCGCGGCTTTTCGTGATATCAGGACTGAAATTATGCTCATGGCCGACGCGGTCGAGCGCGACGCGGTGCTGACGGAACCCCAGCGCGAGACGATTGAAGGCTTGATCGAAGGCGCGCTTAGGGGCATTCAGGGCAGATTGCGACAGACCTATCGAGGGATGTTTGATGACCCTGGCGGCCGAGACGCTGGCCGACTCCTTGACCCCGAGCCCGAGGACCCGGCCGCCGGTCTCTAGGCACCTCACGGACCTTTTCCTGGGGCTGGTCGAGATATTTCTGCCGTCAGAGAGGATAACGGTCAGCCAGGCCGCCGCCAAGTACCGCTACCTCAACAACCCCGGGTCCTACGTTGGGCCGTGGAGAAATGAGGAAACGCCGTACATGGTTGAGCCGGCCGACACGTTGAACTCGCGGAGGTTCAATGGCGTCATCTTCGTGGGGCCGGCCCAGTCGGCGAAAACGGAGGCGCTGATCCTGAATTGGATCGCGCACATCGTCATGGTCGAGGGCAGCGATATGCTGGTGTTCTCGCCGACCATGGGGATGACGAAAGACTTCAGCCAGCGCCGTGTCTCCCGCATGAACCGGCACAGTGAGGAGATCGGCGCGAAGTTACTTCCAGAGGCCAACGCCGACAACCTGTTCGAGAAGCGGTACAGCAACAGCGCCGTGGTGAGCCTGACGTGGCCGACGGTCTCCCAGTTCGCGGGCCGCCCGGTCTCGAAAGTGGCGCTCACCGACTATGACCGCATGGATGACGACATTGAGGGGGAGGGGTCGCCCTTCGACCTCGGCAACAAGAGGACGACCACCTACGGTTCGTTCGGCATGACGCTGGCCGAGTCGTCACCCTCCAGGCCGGTGCTCAATAACCGGTGGATCGCGACCAGCCCGCACGAGGCCCCACCGTGTGGAGGCATCCTGGCGCTCTACAACAGAGGCGACCGGCGCCGCCTGTACTGGCCCTGTCCGGACTGCGGCCGGTGGTTCGAAGGGGCGTTCAAGCAACTTGAGTGGGACCCGGACCCGAACCACACCGTTGCGTCTGAGACCGTGCGGCTGGTCTGCCCGTTCTGTGCGGCCAAGATCGCGTTCGATGATCGGCGCGAGATGCTCGCGCGGTCGCGCTGGCTGAAGGATGGGCAAGCCTTTGACGGCGACGTGATTCGCGGCGAGCCCACACGGACCCCCATTGCGTCCTTCTGGCTGAACGGGCTGGCCGCTCGGTTCACGACCTGGGCGCGGCTGGTGTACGTATTTCTGGAGGCCGAGGCCGACTATGCGAAAACCGGCCAGGAAGAGGCGTTAAAGAAGTTCTACAACACCGATCTAGGCCAGCCCTACACACCCAAGGCCGCCCAGAATGAACGGCTCCCCGAGGTACTGAGGTCGCGCGCCGAGCCGCTCCAGGAAAAGACCGTGCCGCTGAACGTGCGCTTCCTGGTGGCCGTGGCCGACGTCCAGCTTAACCGCTTCGTCATTCAGGTGATCGGCATCCTGCCGGGGGCGCCTTTTGACATGGTGCTGGTCGATCGCTTCGACATCATAAAGTCTGCCCGGGAAGACGAGGATGGGGAACGACTTTGGGTCAAGCCCTCGGCCTACCTGGAGGATTGGGAGCTTCTGACGGATCAGGTCGTGGATAAAACCTATCCGCTCGGGGACGCGAGCGGCCGGACCATGAGAGTAAAGGCCCTCGGGTGTGACTCCGGCGGCAAGGAAGGGGTCACCACCAACGCGTACAACCACTATCGGGCGATGAAACGGGCGGGCCTCGCGGGCCGCTTCCACTTGCTGAAGGGGGAAGCCAACCCGGCCGCGCCCCGGACGCGGATCGCCTTTCCGGACTCGAACCGCAAAGATCGTCTCGCCGCCGCCCGAGGTGACGTCCCGGTGCTGATGCTCAACAGCAACATGATCAAGGATATTCTGTCCAACCGGCTGGAGTGCGCCGAGCCGGGGAAGGGGATGTACCGGTTCCCAGACTGGCTGCCAGACCAGTTTTTCGTCGAAATGTGCGCGGAAGTTAGAACCGAAAAGGGCTGGATACGGACGGGAAGGGTGCACAATGAGGCGTGGGACCTGGGCTACTACGCCATAGGCCTTTGCGTGTCGTCGCTGATCGGGGTCGAGAGGA